GCTACAAATGTATTGATTTGGAACGAAGTCAACACTGGCACAGCACCAGTTGATCCTCCAGGATGGCAGGAAGTCGATACAAACGCTGCATAATTATAGTTTGACACTATAATAAATTTTTAATAAATTAAGAAAATCGGAGAATAAAAATATGGCGAATTCGACATCAGCAAGTTTAAAACTTACAGTTCAAGCTACTGGAGAAAACTCAGGAACTTGGGGACAAATTACAAACACAAACTTATTAATTCTAGAACAAGCAATCGGTGGTTATGATGCCGTAGGTATCACATCAGGTGCAACTTTAACTTTTTCAAACGGCGCTTTATCAAACGGTAAAAACGCAGTATTAAAATTAACAGGAACAATCGGAGGAGCAGTTAATGTAACTATTCCTGATTCGATTGAAAAAACTTTTGTAGTTGATAACGCAACTACTGGTGCTCATACTGTTACATTTAAAACTACTTCGGGAACTGGAGTAACTTGGGCAGCAGCTGACAAAGGCACAAAAATGGTTTATTCAGATGGAACAAATGTTGTTGATACAGCATTTACAGAGTTATCATCTGACTTTTCGCCACAACTTTCAGCAGACTTAGACACTAACGCACAAAATATTATTATTGATAATACAAAAGCTATTTTAGATGAAAACTCAAATGAACAAATTAAATTTGTAACAGCTGGATCTGCAGTTAATGAATTTTCAATAGGAAACGCAGCAACTGGAACTGCTCCAGCAATATCTGTTACCGGTGGAGATGCTAATATAGATTTAAATATTACACCAAAAGGTTATGGAAGAGCAACTTTCAATGGTCAAGGTAAAATTCAAAGTGTTGCAGAAAAAGTTACAACAGCAGCGACAGCAGCTACAGGCACTATCGCTTACGATGTGCTCACTCAAGCAGTTTTAAACTTTACGTCAGATGCAGCAGCTAACTGGACATTAAACATTAGAGGAGATGGTTCAACATCTTTAGACTCTATCATGGACACAGGTGAATCAATTACTATCGCTCACATTGTAAAACAAGGTTCAACGCCTTATTACAATTCAGCGGTTCAAATCGATGGATCAAGCGTTACTCCAGAATATCAAGGTGGATCTGCACCAACTTCTGGTAATGCAAGTTCATTAGATGTTTATTCATATACAGTTATTAAAACTGGTTCGGCGACATTTACAGTATTAGCGTCTCAAACACAGTTTGCGTAATAAATTAGGAGGAGAAAGATTATGCCACTACTAGGAAGTTTTGGAGCATCAGCATCAAGAGCATTTGGTCTTCAAGCTGGATCAGCAAATAAAATTCCATTTGGTTATTTAATTGTTGCTGGCGGAGGCGCTGGAGGTTCTAACTACGGCGGCGGCGGGGGCGGCGGCGGAATGAGAGAATTTTCAATTCCCCAAGGTCAACAAGAAGTCGAAACAGGAACATACACAATTACAGTTGGAGCCGGAGGATCTGGATCAGTACCACCAGTACAAGGATCTGGAAGAGGTGTATCTGGTGGTAATTCTTCAGTATTTACAGGTACCCCATTTGAGGTTGAATCAACCGGAGGCGGTGGCGGAGGTAATCAAGGATCTCCTGATTTAAACGCTGCTGGTCAGCCTGGAGGTGCAGGCGGTGGATCTGGACCGGGAGGATATGTAGGTTCTAATCCAAGAGGAAATGGAAACGCTGGTGGATACTCTCCACCTGAAGGCGCACAAGGTGGTCAATCACCAGGTTCATTAGATGGACCGGCCTATGGAGCGGCTGGTGGCGGAGGCGGAGGAGCTTCTGGATCAGCAGGATCACATTCTAACTCTGGAGGCCCAGGAGGCGGCGGAAGTTCAACTACATTTATTTCACCAAGTTCACAAACATTCTCTGGTGGAGGTGGCGGTGGATTTGGAAACGTACCTAGCGGATCTGGCGGATCAGGAGGGTCTGGCGGAGGAGCCGGTGGAAGAGGAAACGCTGCAGCAAATACTGGAGGCGGCGGCGGAGGCGGCGGCCCAGTTCAAGGCGGAGGAAACGGAACGGGAGGGTCTGGTAGAGTTCATTTAAGATGTCCTACTGCTTTAGTGCCCCTTGTTACAGTCAGTCCAGAAGGTTCAATAACTGCTTCTCAAGATGGAAGTGCAATAATTACCTTCTTATCTACTGGTACTTTAACTATTGCATAAGATTTTATTTATCTATATAATGTAGCAATACATTATGAAAGCTATTAGAGTAAAACAGACTAATTTAATTTTAGAGAGAAATATAGAAAAACCAACTTTTTTTTATGAATGTATTTTAGAAAATATAAATACAAAAAAATTAATTAGAGAAATAGAACACGGTATTACTCTTCCAAATAATATGAACCATAGAACTAATGTTCGTGGAGAAATGACGGATTGGACGTATTTTATTTACGATTTAGATCTAAATGCTGCACTTTCTTTTTGCATAGATCATTTTAATTTAGATACAAAAATGGGTAATTCATATTTAAAAGATGCTTGGGGAAATAAAATGACAAGAAATTGTTTTACTGCCCTGCATGATCATTCTGGCAACAGTATATCAGGCGTATTATTTTTAAATACTTGTAAAGGACACTACTTAGAATTTCCTGAATTAAATTTAAAAACAGAAATTATAAAAAATAAAATTGTTTTATTTAGAGCACATCTTAGACATAAAACAAAAAGAATAATAGATGATACTGTTAAATATGCCATAGCTTTTAATTTTAGAAACAGGGAAAATTGGGAATGACAAAAATAGGCTGGGTACCATTCAAAAAAAGTTATTCTGATAAATATCATCTTATTGAATCTTTAGAAAGAATGATAAAAACTCCTGAAAAAATTTCAGGATTTTACAAAAAAACAAATAGTTTATTTAAACAATGTCCTTCTAACTTTAATTTTTTAAAAAATTTTTATGTTATTAAATCTCCATTTGACGTTGAAATTAAATATTTTAGAGAAGAAAAAAGAATTTGGGTAAGTCAAAAACAAGGTTTTGTAGACCATATGGTTGACCCTAGATTTGGACAATATACAGATACAGATAAAGCTTTATGTTCTGTTTTAGTTTCGTATATGTTTGTTGCAGACGAACCTGTGTGGCTAGAAGTTTATCCTCCTTTCTTACATGGTGAAGTAAGTAACACAAGATTTATTAGTGGAACCTTTGATATTCACAGTTGGCAAAGGCCTGTAGATTTTACCTTTGAAATATTAAACGATAAAAAACCAATTAAAATAAAAGAAAACCAGCCTTTATATTATGTCAGATTTGTAAGTAAAAAGCTTAATGATGATTTTAATTTAAAAAGATTAAAATGGACAGAGGAGTTGTTTAAAGCACATGCAACCTCTCAACCACAAAATTATTTTGTTAATGTAGCTTGGAAATTAATGAAGCTAGGTAATAAATTAAGACCTAAAAAATTTATTAAATGAAAAATTTAAAAGACTACATACTTCAGTTAGATAATTGGATTCCCCATAATATTTTAAAAACTTCTTTAGAAGAACTTAAAAAAGATAAAACTTGGGAACAACACAAATATCAAAACTTTCAAGATGCGAGTGATACTTATGTTAAAAACGGTAGTAAAGAACTTAATATTTGTTGGGGAGAAAAATTAACTTATTTAGAAGAGTTAATGAAACTAACCTGGAAAGCAATAGAAAAATATATTATTACAGATAAAATTGGTGGAGACACCATTAATAGTTGGAATGGATTTTCTAAAATTAGATTTAACAGATATAAAAAAAATCAAATTATGTCTAAACATGTAGATCATATTCATGATTTATTTAATGGAGAAACGAAAGGAATACCAATTTTAAGTATTGTTGCGGTCTTAAATGATGACTACAAAGGTGGAGAATTTATAATGTTTGATGATTATGAAATTAAATTTAAAGCTGGAGATTTAATTATTTTTCCTTCTATATTTTTATATCCACATTTAGTTAAGCCTATAAAGAAAGGAACAAGATATTCTTTTGTATCTTGGTGTTATTAAATGATTGATTATTTAAAAGGTGTGCACAAAGATGCAGGAATTAAATATAAAAATCATAAAGATATTTTAATTACACCTTTATTTACTGAATCTTTTTGTAAAGAACTTTGTAACATAGGAGATGAATTAAAAAATAAATTTAATTATTGGCATCAATCTAAAGTTGCTAAAGATTCAACGTTGTACTTTAATATTATGCGATCTAGATATTTTGCGGGAGAAAAATTTTTTGAAGATTTTACTATACATTATTCTCAAACTATTTCTAAAATGATAAAAAAAGAATGGCCCTCTACGAAAGTTATAGGTTGGTTTGACCCATTTATTGTTAGGTATGATGGTAGTAAAAAAGACGAATTACATTTGCATAATGATGTAAGTCACATAACAATGGTAGTTAAATTAAATGATAATTTTAAAGGTGGTGTACTTAAACTTCCAAGACAAAAATTCGATAATAAAAAAATACCAGTAGGACATGCTTTAATATGGCCTAGTCAAGTGACGCATCCCCACACTGTATCTCCTATTACATCAGGAGTTAAATATTCTATGACAAGTTGGACGTGGCCAGTATATTGGCAAGAAAATGGAATAGCTTGGAGAGAGGAAATGCATCAATGATTTTAAAACATAAATATTTTTATTTTAAAAAAGCTGTATCAGATAAATTTTGTGATGATGTTATTAAGTATGGTTTAAGACACAAAGTTAAAAAAGCAACTGTAAGAAAAATAACAAACAAAAAACAAATAAATACAAAAAAATATAGAAACTCTGATGTAGTTTTTTTAGATGAAGAATGGCTTTACAGAGAACTTCAACCTTTTGTGCATCAAGCAAATAAAGAAGCAGAGTGGAATTTTCAATGGGATTGGACAGAGCCCGCTCAATTTACCATATACGGACCTAATCAATTTTATAACTGGCACATAGATACTAGTTTACCGTATGACACTCCTAATAATTTAAATACACATAATAAACTTAGAAAAATATCTATGACTATAAATTTATCGGATCCTAAAGATTATAAAGGAGGACATTTTGAATTTGATTTTAGAGATCATCAAGATGTAAAAAAATGTAAACCCCATAGGGTAAAAGAAATAGGAGGTAAAGGAAGTTTAATAGTTTTTCCTTCAGATACTTGGCATAGAGTTACACCCATTACACGAGGCACTAGATATTCTTTAGTCGTGTGGAATTTAGGATATAGTTTTAAATAAAAATGAAAGATATTTTTATATATGATCATTTTTTAGATTGGGAAAGTTTTAATAAAATAAATGATACTATGAACAGCGGTTATTTTCCTTGGTACTTTAGTTGTGTTACTGAAAATAATAAAGAAGATGAATTTCAATTTTCACATTTGTTTTATCAAACAGGAGGAACAAACTCTGATTTTTGTAATATGTTAGATCCTTTAATAAAAAAATTAAATGCTACAGCAATAGCTAGAATAAAAGCTAATCTTTTATTGCGGACTAAAAATATTAAAAAATTTGATCACCATACTGATTTTGATTGGAACCATAAATGGTGGACAGCCATTTATTATGTTAATACCAATAATGGTAAAACTATTTTTAAAAATGGTAGAGAAATATTAAGTCGAGAAAATAGAGTAGTTATTTTTGACGGACGTTATGAACATACAGGAACCACTTGCACGGATGAAAAAAATAGGTTAGTAATTAATTTAAATTATTACAATAAAGATATAAAATGAGTTTTAAAAAAAATAAATATAAAGTTTTAAAGAAAGTTTTAGATAAAAATTTTTGTACTTTTTTATTTAATTATTTTTTAAACAGAAGGTATTTAACTCATGTTTTAATACATCATAGATACATTAATCCAGAAGAAAAATTATTTGGTTCTTTTGGTGATACTCAAGTCCCTAAAACGTTTTGTATATATTCTGATACTGTATTTGAAACTTTATTACAGCACATCAAGCCTATTATGGAAAAAGAAACAGGTTTAAAACTGCATCCTAATTATTCTTATGGACGAATATATAAGAAAGGTGATGTTTTAAAAAGACATAAAGATAGAATGGCCTGTGATATATCTACGACTTTAAATTTAGGAGGACAAAATTGGCCTATCTATTTAGAACCTACAGGAAAAGAAGGCAAAAAAGGAGTTAAAATAGATTTGAATCCAGGAGATATGTTGATATACAAAGGATGTGATTTAGAACACTGGAGAAAACCTTTTACGGGAGCCGACTGTGCACAAGTATTTTTACACTATAACAAAAAAACTAAGAATGCTGTTATATTTGATGACCGACCCATGCTTGGTCTACCGGCGTTTTTTAAAGGTAAAAAATGATTTACACGCATTTTTAAATATTATATAAGGAGAATTATTATGGCACATTTTGCAAGATTAGAGAAACAACCAAATCCATTTAGTGGAGAGTTAGAATGGCAAGTACAAGAGTGTATTGTTGTTTCTAATGATGTACCTACTTCAGATGGTCCGTTAGGAGTAAACGATATGCACATAGACGGTGAGACATATGTAAAAAATCTATACAAACATATGTATTCTGAAGAAAAAAATGTGTGGAAACAATATTCATACAATAATAATTTTAGAAATCAAGCTACAGGGCTTGGAGGAGTTTATTTAGAAACTGCTGATAGATTTATAGAACCACAACCTTACGCTTCATGGCATTTAAGTAATGAAGATTTTAGTTGGAAAGCACCG